TGGCCCTATTCCTTTTTTACATACAGTTGATGCTGACATGACTGCCTACCGACAAGGAAAGACTAGAAAGGGTTCATATGCCGCCTATATGGATGTCTCACACCCCGATATTCTAGAGTTTCTAACTGTTCGTATTCCTACAGGAGATGTAGGTAGAAAATGTCTTAACATGCACCACGCAGTGAATGTGACAGATGATTTTATGACTGCAGTTGAAGATGATGAAGAATGGAGTTTACTAGACCCAAATGATGAAACAGTTAGAGAAAAACATAGTGCAAGAAAAATATGGGAAACAATTTTAGAAACTAGATTTAGAACAGGTGAACCTTACATAAATTACATTGATACTGCAAATCGTTATTTACCAAAACCAATGAAAAGAAAAGGATTAAAAATTCATGGTTCAAATTTATGTAACGAAATACATTTACCAACAAGTGAAGATAGAACGGCAGTTTGTTGTCTATCATCTTTGAATTTAGAATTGTATGATGATTGGAGAGATACAGATGTTGTAAAAGATTTAATTACATTTCTAGATAATGTATTACAATTTTTTATAGACCATGCACCAGACTACATTAGTCGTGCAAGATATTCTGCACAACAAGAAAGGTCATTAGGATTAGGTGCGATGGGTTTACATTCTTTATATCAAAAACACAGATTACCTTTTGAATCACTTCAAGCAAAAACACTTAACGAAGAAGTATTTAAAAAAATAAAAACTGATGCAGTAGAACAAACTAAGATACTTGCAAAAGAAAAAGGTGAGTGCCCAGACATGAAAGGTTCAGGTAGAAGAAACTCACATCTACTTGCCATTGCTCCAAATGCAAACAGTTCTATGATTACAGGTTGTTCACCATCAATAGAACCACATAAGGCCAATGCATATACACACAGAACAAGAGCAGGGTCACATTTAATACAAAACAAATATTTAAAAGAAGAATTACAAAAACTAAATATGGACATACCAGAAGTATGGACATCAATTATTACTAATGGTGGTTCGGTTCAACATTTAGATTTTATAAATGATAGTATCAAAGAAGTTTTTAAAACTGCAATAGAGATAGACCAGAGAGAAATAATAAAACAAGGTGGTGATAGACAACAATACTTATGTCAAGGCCAATCATTAAATGTATTCTTTCCAGCAGGTGCTTCAAGAAAATATCTACATGATGTACACTTCTTAGCGTGGCGAGAGGAGTGTAAAGGATTATATTATTTAAGGACAGAAACATCTCATAGAGCTGAAAATGTTTCTGAAAAAGTTAAGTTAAACAAATTAAAAGATTACTCAGAAGTCAAAGACACAGAAGAAGACTGTGAGGCTTGTCAAGGTTAGGAGATTCCAATGGATGTACAGGTATATACAAAGACCGATTGCCCATTTTGCGTTCAAGCAAAACAATGGTTCAAAGAATTTAATATAGATATTATAGAGCACAATTTAGATAATGAAGAAGAAAGGTTATCATTCTTTCAAAGAATAAATCACAGTCAAGAACAATTAGGATTAAAACTTCCACAGATAAACACAGTTCCACAAATTTTTATAGATGGTAATCGTATCGGTGGATATGCAGAGTTACTTAAAAAACAAGAAACGATTTTAAAAAACAGAGGTGGTTCTCTTACTAAACTTTCAGAAACATACAAACCATTTTATTATCCGTGGGCTGTTGATTTAACAGTAAGACATGAAAAGGCACATTGGATTGAAGATGAAGTTGATTTATCAGAGGATGTTACAGATTGGAAAATGAATAAAGTTAGTAATATAGAAAAAGATTATATTACAAACATACTCAGATTATTTACTCAATCAGATGTTGCAGTAGGTCAAAATTATTATGACCAATTTATTCCTAAATTTAAAAACAACGAAGTTAGAAATATGTTAGGTTCTTTTGCATGTCGTGAAGGTGTACATCAAAGAGCATATGCGTTACTAAATGATACACTTGGATTACCAGATAGTGAGTATCATGCATTTTTAGAATATAAAGAGATGGCAAATAAAATTGAATACATGCAGAAGTCAGATGTAACAAATCACAGAGGTCTAGCACTTGCACTTGCAAAATCTGTATTTAATGAAGGTGTTGCTTTGTTTGCGTCATTTGTAATGTTACTAAACTTTCAAAGATATGGAAAAATGAAAGGAATGGGTAAAGTAGTAGAGTGGTCTATTCGTGATGAATCTATGCATGTAGAAGGTAACTCAAATTTATTTAAATCATTTTGTGCAGAACATCCTAAACTTGTGGATGATGAATTCAAAAAAGAAATATACACTATGGCATCGCAGATAGTTAAGTTAGAGGATAAGTTTATTGACTTGGCATATAATCTTGGTGACATAGAAGGTTTATCTTCTGAGGAAGTTAAAAAATATATCAGATACATAACAGACAGAAGACTTTTACAATTAGGATTAAAAACATCTTTCAAAGTAAAAGATAATCCATTACCATGGTTGGAGTGGATTCTAAATGGTGCAGACCATACGAACTTTTTTGAGAATCGTGTAACTGAATACGAAGTTGCAGGTTTATCAGGTTCTTGGAATAATGCATATACACACTAAGGAAAAGTATGACAACGAAAGAAATAGTATGTGATTCATGCGAGGCTTCATTTACAGTAGAATACGAAATGTTAGGACATCAATATGTTGTAAAAGTTTGTCCATTTTGTGGTGCAGAATTAGATGAAGATATGTCGCATGAAATTGAAGTGAGTGATGATGATGACCCCTACCAAATTTAAACCTGTCATATTAAAAAATGTATGTTCAAAAACATATCTAGATATGTTCATGCACATGATACCTAGTGTTGAATTATGGGAAAACAAAGATGAACATGATGTTAATTATAAAAAAATTAATTTAGTGAAACTAAATATTGTAACACATGGTAAATTTGATAATCCAATGTTAGGTGGTATTGCAATAGGATTACTATCACAGATATATGACGCAGGTGGAAAAGATTATATCACACCAGAGATGCACTTTTGTGCAGTAAGTCAAAAAGATAGTTCAACACCAACAAATTTTCATACTGATAATTGGGGTGAGGGTAGATTAAAAGTATTAGGAATATTAAATTCAAATTGGAGTGGTGAAAAAGATGGTGGTGGTTTTATATGTGATGGTGTTCCATATAAATTAGAGCCAACAGACTTTTTAATTTTTGATTCTAACCAAACACATTCAAATGATATTATAACAAGTGACAAAAAAAGGATTGCAATAGATTACATGCTAACTGCGAAATGATTATATAAATATATCACACTCAAACGGAGTTGGCTGTGATAAAGAAAACCATTATATATAAGAGATACCGATACTTAACACTTAGAGTTTTAAAGGATACCACAAGAGAAGATTGCTATGATGTCGTATTCACATCAGCTGCATGGCCAACATTTAGACACAGGTATAAAAATACTGATAGTTATGTGATGAAAGAGTTGGTGATGATATACAGAATAAGGGCATTTGTATTGCAATGGTTACCCCCTCGTTTAACGCATTGGTTAGTTATTGGAAAATAAATTATGAAAACACAATCGGCAAAAGCAAAAGGTAGAAAACTACAAAAGTGGATGAGAGAACTTCTCATAGAAAAACTAGACATACACCCAGAGGATATTGAATCTAGAAGTATGGGTGCTGGTGGTGAAGATTTAATCATGGCCAGAGCTGCAAGAGAAAAATTTCCAATGTCAATAGAATGTAAAAACCAAGAAAAAGTTAATGTTTGGGAATCTTACAAACAGGCAGAGGATAACTCAAAAGACTATGAACCTGTGGTAGTAATTAAGAGAAATAACTCAAAACCACTAGTATTAGTAGATGCAGAATATTTTGTCTCAATGTTTAAAAAATTATAAATACTGTTGAATGATTAGATAAAAGGGAATCAACATGAAAAAGATATTAGGGGTGTCTTTGATATGTTTTATGATGTCGGTAATAGGAAGTGCCGTTGCAGATGATACGAACACACAGACAAATACAAGTGGTTCAAATACAAATATAACAGGTGGATATACCACAACGAACAATAACACTTATCAGTCTGGTAGTTCAAACGATACTACAAACACAACAACAAATAATACCACGACCACAAATACAACAAATGGTCATGACACTAGAGTTGCAGGTATGGCATCTGCACCGTCTATGTCTGCTTACTCACAAGACCTTTGTTTAGTTGGTATCTCAGGTGGTATTTCTACTATCGGTTTCGGGGTTAGTGCAGGAACATACAAAACAGATGAAAACTGCGAACGCATAAAACTTTCAAAAGTTCTATCTGACTTAGGCATGAAAGTCGCTTCAGTTTCAATCCTCTGCCAAGACCCTAGAGTATTTTTTGCTATGGAACAATCTGGTACACCTTGCCCATTTGAAGGTAAGATTGGAAAGGCTGCTTCAGAACAATGGAAAAAATATGACAAGTTAAGACCTGACTACGCACAATATACAGACAGACTAAGAGTTGTTGAAAAAGCAGAAGATGAGTATGAACAAAAATTAAAACTCAAAGAGTGGAAAGATAAATTAGATGCTGCTGAAAAAATAAGAAATGGTGATGTAGATGTTGATAAAACTTTTAATCAATCTGAAGCTGAAATGATTAAACAAAAGATTGAAGAATTAAAAGCAGATATTAACAAGTCTAAAAAAGTTAATGTAGAAGTTACTGTTGGTGATGAGGAAATTAAAAAAAAAGATTCCATGAATCCAAAATAGATTCTGCAGTAACTGCAATTAATTACGAATACAATAAACAACTTTTTAAGAAAATAGTATTTTCTATTTTATTTTTTGGAATAATATTCTAACATGAAAAAATTACTGTTCATTTTACTATTGTTACCATCTATGTCCATAGGTCAAGAGGTTACTACAAATAACCAATTACCACAACAATTCTTTAATAACAATCAACCTCACAATGAATGGACTTGTACAGACCCAACACACAATCATGGTAATAACATAGGAGCAATGGTCAATGGAGACCACATGATGCACCCTGGTGTATCTCTTGCAGATGATGTTGGTATGAGTGAGGCACAAATTCAAAATGGTTGGGAATCAGAGTTAGGTGCAGACATCTGGCATTGGAATACTTCTACATCAACCACAACAATGACACAAACAATTACTGATAATCTAGGAAATGTAACAACACAAACAAGACAAGTTATATTAAACTCATGTGGTTATACAAACTGTGGTTCATATGGAACATACACAGATACTCATGTACAAGGTTCTAACTCTGCAACAGACTTTCAAATTGCAGTTAGATTTGACTTTACAGAATCAACAGGTAGAAGTAGTCATTGGGCAGTAGATATAAAAAACCCAACACTTAAAATTACATACGAAGATAGTCCTCAACCACAAATTTCACAAGAGACACTTACACAATTAGAAAATGTAGATACTCAAATAGAAACTGCAATAGACATGTTAGAGAATGAAGAAATAGGTGGAACAACATTTACAGAAATGGTAGAGGATATTATTGTAGATAGTGGTTTAGATATGGAACTCACTATGGGATTTGTAGAACCAGAGATGAATATGGAAGAACAGTTTTATATAGATGATGCTGTTGAAGTGGATACTTTGGAACAGAACATAAATGATGAAATGGCTGGTGTTCTTGTATTGGCTCCTACAGACATGGAGTTTGATGAACCAGAAATGGAATCACCAACTGTAGAAATGTCCGTAGATATGGAAATGCCTGATATGGAAATGCCTGAACCTTCATTTACAGAGATGGCAGAAGAAACATTTACAAATGCAATAGACACACTAGCAGAAATGTTTGATATGGATATGCCAGAGGATATGTCTACTGAGGCAGCAACCGAAATTATGGATGCAATGGTTGAAGAAGACATGCCAGAAATGGGAGATGGTCCTGTAGAGACTGTTGCTATGAATGAAGAGCCTGAAATGGAAACAACAGAACCAGAATCAAATGTGGAAATGGAAAGACCAGAACCAGAACCTACAATGGAAGAAGAACCAGAACCAACAGGTGGTTCACAATCAGAACCAACAACAGAAGAAGCACCTGTTGAAGAAACACCTACAGAAGATACATCAACAACAAATGATACACCTGTAGAAAGTGCAGAAGAAACTACTGTTGCAGAAGCTGATACAGACACATCTATTTCTACATCATCTGTAGATACCACAGTTGAAACTGATGTTAAAAATATAAGTACAAAAATAGAAAAGATTATTGCAAAAGTAAATTCTAAGTTAAAAAGAGTTGCAGACAAAGTTAGGGCATCACAATTAGTTACACTCAAAGGTATGCAAATTGATGGTCCTAAATTATCAAATTATACAGAAAGAACTTTTTACAAAGACAGAGAAATGTTTGGTGGTAATCTAGATTTATTTCAAGATATAAATACTTTGGCACAACAACCAATATATGCAAATGCAGACTTAGGGTATCAAAAAGATGACCCACTAAATATACAAAGAAAGGTTTTAAATGAAATTAATTATGAAAAAAATAAGATTTATTTGGAACTCAAAGAACTAAGAGGAAACTAAAATGTTTGATACATTAAAAAATAACTTGGCAAGTATCGCAGCTCTGATTGCGGCAATAGTTGCAATAGGTGGTGGTTTTACAAAGTATGGTGAAATCAACACTAGATTGTCTAATATTGAAAAAAGAGTAGGAAGTGACAAAAAAGGAGCTTCTATTCAAAAAAATGTTGAGGCAATTGCAGAGGTAGATAAAAATAGTGAAATTAATTCAAAAGAGATAGAACTATTAAAACTACAAATCAGAGAGATACAAGCTAAATCTGGTAACCCACTATCTAACTAAGGAGAAGAAAGATGTCGTGTCAATGCCCAACATGTAAATTACAGATAACAGATGAAAATCACGAAATCAGAGAACCTGTGAAATCAATGTATGAAAGTGCATCAGAGCATATTGCAACTCTGCCTGTATTCACAAGTGAAATATGGTCTTCATTTGTACTTCTAATCTAGATATCTAAATGAGAATGATTCCTATTTGAGAATGATTCTCATTTACACCCCCCAAAAATAAGGGTAAATTAACCCTTGACAATACTTGTCCGACCTGTCATACTAGCTACATAATCATAGAAAGAGAGGAAATATGAGAGAGAAAAACACTAAAAATATGACAAAAGTCACAAATGATGAAATGAGAGATATGATAGATTATCATATAGTTTATTCTGATGAAAAAAATCAATACCCTAATGTATGGATAATGATGATGTATCTTCACGAATTACAAGAAACTAATGGATTTTCTATCTTATTGGAATATTGGAGACACCCAAGATTCCTAAAATAACCCTTGACAAGTCCTGTATGGACCTGTTAATATGGTTACATATAAAATTAATGAGAGGTCAAAAATGAAAGAAAATATACGAAAAGAAATCATGGGTATGAATCTAACTGAATTAAATGAGTTAGGTGATTTTATTCGTGATGTAAAAGTGATGAATGCCAAATCTACTATAAGAGTGGGTATGGATGTTTATGTTGTACAAAAAACTAAAAGAGAGTTAGGTACAGTTACAAAAATTAATATTAAAAAAGCAATAGTTCAAATAGGAAGTCGTTCTTACAGAGTTCCTTTATCTATGTTGGAGGTTGCATAATATGGGTGCTGTAAAACAAATGATGTACGAAGAAGCTGAAACTATTCTAGGTGTCACTGCTAAAAAATTAATTGGGGGTGACATAACAGAAGATGATGCTTTAGAAATTTTAGATAATAATATGGATAATCTTCAAATCATGGGGTTTGAAAATAAGTTTGACGCAATGAGTTCAGTCTATGATATAACAGACCAATTCCATAAAGATATAAATGGGGGTGTTGAGTGAGAGGTAGTTCAACCAAACCCAGACAAAAATTTCAAGTAAGAAATCAAGAGAAAAAAAGACACTTCAAAAAGAAACCACAAGAACAAACATCTGGTTTAGGTGTAACTGTTCATGGTGATGATATCAATAAGGCATTAAGAATATTTAAAAAGAAAGTTCTAAAAGCTGGTATCTTAAATGAAGTTCATGAAAGACAGTTTTTCACAAAGAAAAGTGAAAAGAAAAGACTGGCCAAGTCTGCAGGAAGACAAAGGTGGTTGAAAAAATTAAGAGATACACCAGGGCCACACCAACAAAAAACTAATTACAGAAGAAAGAGGGCACACTAATGGATGTAAAATTATTAAGACTTACCACAGGTGAGGATATTGTGGCAGAAATGACATATGCTGACGCCTCAATAACAACAATTAAAAAACCATTTGTATTGATACCGATGGCTCAAAACCCTGGTTCAAGTTCTGAAACTAAATTATATTTTTCACCATTTATACCATTCGCAGAGAATGAAGAAATGCATATTAAAGAAGAACATATAATTACAGTAAATGACGCTAAGTCAGAGATTAGAGACAATTATTTAAATTACATAGGTGCAATAGTACCAGTTGAGAAAAAAATTATATCATGACAGATAAAAAAGTACCAGATAATATAATCATAGGACCTTGGGATGCACATGGTAAAGTAAATGATGAACAAGCATCAGATTGGGTCAAGAGAAAATATCAAAAGGCATTAGATAAAAATAATACACAATTAAAAATGCAAGAAAAGATATCAAAGATTGATATCATAACAGAAGGTGTTATGGTACAGTTGATTCACACACTATCAGAAAATGGTTATGACATAGGTGAAGATAGTTTTATATTAGATATAGGTTTTTTATCAGAGACAGTCAAGTCTGCTCTGTATAGACAAGAAAAATTACCACATGTCGTTCAAGGATTGATTGATAATATTATGATGCCAGACAGAACACAAAGTGAAGATGGTATTGAAATGCACTATTCAAAATTTGACAGTAGATTACTAGGTGATTTAGTTGATATGGCAGATGAAGTCAGAGAGATACATGAGAGTGATGGTCAATTAGATGTAGAGTTTGAACCAGATACAGAAATAGGTGAAGTTACTAATTGGCGAAAAACACAATTAGATAAAGAAAAAGAAAAAGAAACTTTACATACCAAAAGAATTAAAGATTTAGAAAGTAAAAAAAATAAAAAAGATGATGATGAAGAATAAAACGAATTACAATAATGTAGTTGCCGATATGACTATACGAGGCATAAAATTAGTCAAATTAAATTTAATTTTCCAAAGGAGAAAATAACATGGGTAGAAAAGCACTATCAAAAACACAACGCGTTCTGAACGCATTTGAATCAGGTAAAACTCTTACTTGGACACAATTAAGAAATCAGTTTGACCTTACATCACCACAGGCGATGGTAGACAAACTTAGAAGAGCAGGTAACATGATTTATATCAACAAAACTGCTAGTGGTACTTCCTACCGTATGGGTGAACCAACACAAGCAATTATTAATGCTGGTGTAGGTGCCGTTCTTATGAATGGAGCTGCAGATAAAACAATCGTTGCTGCAGGTATTAAAGCACTTTACGGAAATGGTGTATCTTACGATTCTTAATTCGTAAAGATTTAGTGGGGTGGCTTCGGCCACCCTTTCTAAAGGAATTTAAAATGATAATAATAGACATGAATCAAATCTCAGTTGCATCTTTAATGATGCATTTGCATATGAATAAAGGTGAGTTAGAGGAAGACATGGTTAGACATATGATTTTAAATTCTGTTAGAATGTACAGAACAATGTTTAATGAAGATTATGGTGAAATAGTTCTGGCATACGATTCAAGAGCATATTGGCGTAAAGAAATATTTCCACAATACAAATCAAATCGTAGAAAAAATAGAGAAGAAGATGATAAAGATTGGGATTCCATATTTGATGTTCTTAATAATATCAAAGAAGAAATAAAAGAATTTTTACCTTATAAAGTTGTAGAAGTTTATGGGGCAGAAGCAGATGATGTAATTGCAACATTATGTAAACATTATCAAAATGAAAAAGTCATGATTGTATCAGGTGATAAAGACTTTATACAATTACAAAAATATGACAATGTAAAACAATACAGTCCGATAACTAAAAAATTAGTTGATGGTGTAGACCCGAAAGTTTATATCAAAGAACATGTATTAAAAGGCGATAAGAGTGATGGTGTACCAAATGTATTGTCACCAGACCACACTTTTACAGATGAGTTGAGACAGAGACCTTTAACATCTAAGAAATTAGAAAGTATTTTGGCTCAAGACATTGATGAATTAGATGATGAAATAAAACGAAATTATCAAAGAAATGATAAATTAATAAATTTGGATAATATTCCGAAAACCCTAGAATCAGAAATACTAAATAGTTTCAACGAAGCTTCTTATGGCGATAGAAGTGGGTTATTAAATTATTTTATAGAAAAGAGACTAACTAGTCTTACTGAAAATATTGGAGAATTTTAAAATGGTTAATATGGCGAGTTCACAGAATAGTAATAATTCATTACTAATATCAGAAATACTTGATAAAGTACATAAAGCAAAAACAAAAGCTCAAAAGAT